ACAACCGGGGCCGCTGGTTCTACCGGGGCCGCGGGTTCAACTACAGGTACTACAGGGGCTACAGGTGCTGCCGGGGCAACTGCTTCAACTACTGGAGCTACTGGTGCAACTACAGGTTCAGCGGGTTGTACTGGCTTAACCGGCTGCTCTTCAAGTACTACTGACATACGTACTCCTTATTATTGAGGCTGCTGTGATGCTTTAGCAGCCGCGCTGTTTTCATCAACTGCAGCTTGTTGTGCAACTGCACGCTCTTGTAACTCCTTCTGTTCTGCCTGCACCTGCTCCTCACTCTTCATAAATGTCTGGTAGTTAACGGACCTAGCAGTACCAAGCAGTGCCATGATCTCTGGAACCTTGATGTACGCCTGTACCATCTCAGGTAACTGTGCAAGTAGACTTAAGTCTTCGAAGTACATCATCATGTTATCTACGTCAGAGTTACGCGACAAGGATTCCATGCCTGTGATTACCATAGGCTCAATACGCTTATCATTGATCAGGAAGCCGGTTTCTCCAAGGGCTATATAAGCTAATGGAAGTTGCAGCTCCTCAGCAAGCCTAGAATACACACCACCGAGGGATGTCTCAAGCTCCTGTGCTTGGAACCTGATCTCCTCTGCTGTAACACGTTCAGCGTCGCGGGTTACTGCAGAGCCAAGCAAGAACGCCTGTCCAATGCGTCGCTCGTAATTATCGATCATTGATAACACGAAGTTCCAGTCGGAGGTCTTGTCTATCTGGTGTGTTGTGATGTCTTCCTCACGTCCCGGTACATAATCACCATTACGTGCTTTGTTCAATGCTACTAGATCAGTGGCACCTGCGGGGTTTACGAGGAACTTAACCTCCGCTGCGATTGCTGCTCCGATAACCATGGACTCAGACAGTACGCTAAGGGCATGGAAATCCCCTGCGTATTCTTCCACCAGGCCTGTGCCGTAGTCGAATCCCCTGTTAAGTTTCCATGTCAATGGAACCCAGGGTAACTGCTTCTTAGGATACACACCCCAAGAATCCTGCAGCGGTACGTTTTCCACGCACTGCATTGTATAGTAACGTCCATCAGACTCTCTACGAATCCTCGTGTAAAGGAATACGTTCATATCGTCATCGTGATAGCGCATACTCGAAGCCCGTAGCGTGTTGCGTACCGATGAGGGCAGCGTCTGGATAGACTTATGCTCCCTTGTGATAATGTCAAGTGCCTCACCAGACATGTCACGCTTGCACACGTAGTCACGCAGGCTGAATACCTGTGCCTTACCACCCTCCACGGGGAAGTACAGCAATGCATTGCCTGTGATAATCAACTGGGTCATTACGTTGTGGATACCAGTACGGATACCGCGCGTGCTTAANTTCTTGACTGACTTACGCTCTTCACGTGATAACGCCATCTGAACATCAGACGGTTTCATATTGTACTTATCAACAAGCTCTTGCATATAATCGTCATCAACATCCAAACGGAAGAATGGGCGTGTCGGTGCGAACAATGCAAAGACAAGCTTGTTACTTAGATGATTTACAGCCTTAGCTCCGATGCTCTGGAAGTCACGCTGTTGCTCAGTATCAGATGAGCCGCTGAAAAGCTGAGGGAATTCTCCGGGCAGTGTCCACCCAGCGTATTCTTCAGCACGATTGACAAGACCGGACTTCAATAACTCTAGCTTAGAGTAGTCCTGTGCCATTTGCCCCGGTCTGTTCCACTTCTGCATCAGACCGTTCTGATCAAGGACCGTTGCCATTACAGCTTAACTCCCGACTTAGCTTTCTTCTTACCACGCCCTACTAATAGACGGGAACCTGCTGAAGCTGCTTTAGAGTCAGCCTTAGAAGCCTCGCTTTCAAAAGCAATGTCTGCTTCTTCTAGGTTACTTGCTGCCTGTACTTGCTCACTCTCTATAGTAGCTCTATCCTCTGCGGACTTCTGCTGCTGTTTCTGTTGCTTCCTTGACTTACTTGCTGTGCTCGCCTGTATCCCTGCATTGGCTGCTGAACCTACTACCGTAGCCCCTGCCGCCCATAGTGCAAGTGCTCCTGATGATATTGCTGGCATGTTATGCCTCCTTTCGATATAAAGTATCCTGTAGCTGGTAGCCACGCTTCCTATAGAAGTGTCCTACAGATTCAGGCATGCTGTCTATCATGTGAGCACAGCAAAGATATTTAGCACCCTTGGACCTGCCCCAGTTCTCAAAGGCGTTGAAAAGATGCGCTCCAATTCTACGATGATCAGGATGAACGTACCATAATACTTCCTGTGCTGCTACAACGGCAGAGAATATGTCAGGCATGCTTATCGCAGCTATTACCCCGCACCACTCATCACCCTTCTTAGCACCGATCATCGTAGCCATACCTGCATCCATAAGTGATCCGAATACATGCAACGTATGTTCAAGATCAGGTGCATCACGTAGACCACCAACCTGTGATTGGAACAACTCNCCTAGATGGAACCCGTCACGGATGTCATCGAGGGTCATTTCATGCAGGACGTATTGGCCCACNGTNTGATTTAATATTGATGTGTGTTCTGATCCATGTNATGACACGCTGCTCTCCCTCAGACCTCGCAAAGTCCTCTAGTGTTATTCCATGCTTCCATACAGCTACTGGGAAGGCTTTGATTGCTTGATCAATGTCATGTGTAGTCATGCTCATGTCCTTGTATTCAACCTTAGCAACCTCTTTTATTATAGTAATAGGTTCTGCAGGTATCCCACGTAGGGCATAAAATAATACTCTGAAGTACTCAGTAATGTACTCAATCATATAGTTCTCCGAATGGCATTAATACATCCTTCATTCCCATCTTTTCTAATCTTTCTACGATCTCTTCAGGAATCTTATGGTCATGCTTTATATAATCAACTGCCATTTCAATCACCTGTGAGTCGGTTAAGTCATGGTATCCCATAAGCCTCCTCTATTATATGTTGCTTCTCTAATAGGGCAACCTAATTGAAAAGACCTATGGGATTAGGTACTTAGCCAAAGAAATATTCCGCGTCCAAAACCTCTGTGATATCCAGTGTACCGTACTCAGGTGTAGGTGGTACTACCGACTTACGATCATCAGTGCGAAGTTCAACTCACTCCGTAGCTGGTCGAGTACATCGTTCTCACTATAGAGCTTATAGAACGCAGCTTGTATAAGGGTACGCATGTAGTCAACCTTACCTGCATGACACCCATACGAGTCATGGACCATCATCCAGTCCTGTATCTGGTTACTCAGGTCACGCAGCACGGTCATCATAAGGTGTGTTGCATCCATGCTATGTACGAAGTTAGGAGCGATCCCGTTTGCCTGCCGGTACTGATCAACCTCCTCAGTATCTGTTGATAGTCGTAGGAAGCACGTACCCATAAGCTGTGTCTTAACCCGCTGGGATGTGCGCTTCATCGTACCCTGGTACACCCGGAACCCTAGCGGTGTATGCCATACAATAGGCAGGTTCTCCTTGGACATTGTTCTCGATGCCTTCTGTAGCCACCCCATTGCGGCTCTTGATGCTATGACTACCTCCGATATGGACTCCCATATAACATCAGACATGTACTTAGCTGCACGCATTGCCTCGTACCCATCCCATGGTGATGTAGAACAATGGTCAAGTATGTAGTCCTCTACGCTCTCACGACATGACTGTTGTGTAGAGCCGTACGGCAGGGTCATAACAGGTTTCTTGCACAGCCCTCTCGTAACAAGAAAATGTAACCACTGCTTAGCCAATGTGTCATCCGTATGCTCAAGCTTTCTAATACATACGTTGGCAACGTCCTGATAGATGTCATTCGGTCTGTCAGTTCTAGTAAGATTTGTTGACTTCCCTCCGACGCTATCTCTAAGCATAGCTGAGAAGTTCTGGATTCCATTACAGCTTCCGTCCATGTTGATAGGAAGGTGCGATATAAATCCCTCCTGATTGCTATATGCCTCACTGTATTCAAAACAGAATGCCAAGAATTGATACGGGTCGTCAGCATTAGCCCATAGCGACCTACCTCTACTTCCAAGTGGGTCATCTGCAACGTCAATGATTTCTCTATGTCTGTCACTAACCCATTGAACTCGTTCATCAAAGGAACCCTTATCGTATCCGTAGGTATTAGCACCTTGTACACACAGCCATACGAATCCGCGTTTACCAAGTGCAGCGCCCTTCTTGAACTGTAGTAATCCCTTTGAGAAATCGGCTCCTTGCGGGGTAAGGCCAGGGCTTGCTGTGTATATGCGTCCACGAAAGTCACAGTTGTATACATAATAGAACTCCTCTTCTGCACGATACTTCTGTGCCATGGTTAGCACCCTTGATAGCTGTATGCTTTTGGACACCCGCTCCCTTTCTGATGTATACACCCGGGCTGCTAACCTCTTCCATGCGTTGAACGTAGCGAGGTCGACCTCCAGTCATGTCAATCTTCTTCAGGTCAGGGTCTAGTGGGCACTCAGGTGCTACATAAGGTACTGCTGCTGGCATTCCTATGCCAAGGTTCTGCCTCCATACCTCTTTGATAACGTCATGTACTCTTGTATTTATTTCCCATGCGGTACCCTGCAGCTTATTGACAGCGGCCATGGGCTTAGTAAGTCAGCACCCTTCAATGCTTCCTTGTGCTTAAGAGACTTTATCTTAACAAACGGTGCTCTGCGTCTCAGCTCCGGTGTATAGAACCCGCCATCATTCAAACCTACCCAGTCACATGGTTGTATAAGACATGGAGAAAACTCAGGGTGCAGTAACTCAGCCTCCTGCATATGTTCTTCGATCCATTCCATTGCATCGGCTGTTGCCTCTATACGTTTAACGGACTTGTTGGTACCCTCTCGCCGTGTTACTGTGTAAATCAATGCCGTTGCCTTCTCTGCAAGTTCGATGAGCTTACAGCCAAGATGTAGGCGTTCTACGGAAGACCAGTCAACCCAGTGGTCCCTGTCCTTAGCTACATGACGTAGTACGTTACGCATATGCCGGTACTCAACTGTCTTCTTCTTCTTGAAATCCTTAATGATACCGTCGTAGTACGCATCATTGTCAAGCTCAAACAATTTGAAGCGCACCTGATCCTCTATACGTAAACCTATCTGCATGGCGATATTATTAACAGTGCCGCCCTTGATCAGTGCATCAAAGATTACCTTAAGGGTAATGAATGCTGCCTGATTAGAGTCGATGCCCTTCAGTAACCCAAGGTACTTAGCCTTCGCCCCTGGACCATGCTGCACCTTAGCACCTTCAATGCAATCAGCAAGGTCAATACACATAGTTGGTAGTAGTCGTTGTGCGTACGTTGTCTGTGAGCCACGGCTACCCTCCTCCGCTGTGCCTCTTATGCGGTGGTATCTTTGGATGCCGTGGTCAACCATCTCGCGTTCAAGTTCTACTTGCCGTTCAATCATTAACGCTCCCTTAGGTTATGCAGGGTATTGCCTGTTGAGGTCATCCATTCCTCAGCGTCCTCCATGCTATAGAACCCTATACCTACCCACTGTTTACGCCTCCAGTGCCAGTACCTTCCTGACACTGCTAGGGTAGGGGAGTTCTCATCGTAACCATCTGGCTTAGGTACGGTGAACTGACTCATCAACCACCCCTGGATAATTTACCCGCGAAATTGAATCCAACAACAAAAACCTATAAGTATTACAATCTGAATAATATCTAAAATAATCTCAATCATCTTTGGCCCCCATACTTATTGACTGACTTAAATAGATTTAGATATGCCTGGTATAAATCACGGTAGCGGTCACGCTCTTTAATCAGTACAGTTAGAACCTGTCCTTTGCGAGTTTTTTTAAAGTACCATTTAGGGCTTTGTGCGTTCGTCATACATCCCCCTTAGTTTTATCCACACGTACTTCCTTGAAGCGCGGCTCCCGTAACATACCGTCAGGTGTTAAGCACATGCAATCAACCTTGACTACGTGCCCGATAATACAATTAGGGAAGTGCCACCAGTCATGGCGCTGCTGATCAGTCATCCCGGATACCCGGACAACACGGCCATCAGTCCAGCGACAGACCAGCTTACCAAGTGTACCGCTGTACTTACCCTTACCAATCTCTACTCCAACTACCTCTAGGTCGTAGCTTAACTCACCCTTGATCTTCATTTGTACTTCATTCTTCTTACCTGCGGTCCAGGTACCCCACGCCTGCTTGAAGACAGCACCCTCACCACCATTATCAATGATCCCAGATGCGTACTGCTCCTGATGGTGCTGACCATACAACAGTGTTTGTTTGTTCTCAATGAAGCATGGGTGCTGACAATACAACTGATGGGCTTGATC